GCGTAGCCCGCAGCGAAGACAAAGTAGACATCTCTTTTAAAGTGCCTACTTGACAGACGATCGGAGACACCCATTCAAACTCTTCGCCGGATGGACTTACAAGTTGACGATCAGCACGGGCGACGTGAAACGACATGCTCACGTTCGCAAACTCTCCGGGATTTTCCTCTAGATATTTTGTAATCTCGGGCAAGTATTCTGGGTTAACAATTTCATCACAGTCAGAGATTATAAAAACTGCATCGTCGGGGAGCATATGAAGCCCAACGCCGATGGCGTCTCTTTGCCCACGCTCGCGGATCCACGGATCCTTAATCGTCTCGAAATCAGGTAACTCAACGTGGAGGATTTGAATCTTCTCCTCCGGTAGACCCAACTCGCGAATCGTATTTACCGCAGTGAACTCCTTAGGATCCCCACGGTGCGTACGATTTGCGTCAGCGATAATAAAACCGTCTACGTGATCTTTAAGTAATTTGACTCGAAGTTCAAGAAGCTCTTTTTCGTTGAAATATGTAAAACAGTCAACCAGCATGGAGACAGTGAACGACTGCCATTATGTTACCTGTTTAACGGCGGGGTTATACCCGCCCCCGGCGCGGATCGAAACATCTCCGGAGGAACCGTTACGCCGAGACTTAGCCATCTGAATCAGTTCGTCCTTGACACTCTCAGTTTCGACAGGACTTACGTTGAAGTCGTTTTCTCCCACGGGGGCTGAGGTCGCAATCTCGGGGGGAACCGCGCCCACTGTCGACGCTGTTTCAATCTGTGGTCCGTACAGATCATTTTCAAGACCAGGCCGGTCTCGCATAACCTGCCGCCTAGCAGCTCTACCCTGCTCGTTAAAAACGCCAGAGAAGTATTCACCAGCTTGCGAGAACGGATCAGCCATAGAGTTAGACCTTTGCCTTAGTGAGAAACAAATCCAAGAGTTAGACCTTTACGGCGGGTCTACCTCCCATGGCTTGCGCCCTAAGACCCTCGGCCAACATTTTGTTCTGAGCCATACTTATAAGACTGTCAGCGATGCCACCAGTAATAGGTGAAATCAACGACTTTCTATAATCTTCATACTCAGGAAGTGACTCACTGTAACGAGTAACGCCAGAGAGATACTTTGTCAGCGCTTCAGTAGCGTCCATGACGATCAGTAAAGCAGAGTTACCCGAGCAACGGTCGACGTGCCGCTAATCGACGTAATCGACCACGGCAGCAGAACGTCGTTCCGAATGTTGGACAGAGTTACAGGAGACGCAGGAGAATCAGCCAAGGTGCAAACCAAGACCGAATCAGCGGTTTTCGTAGCAGTTTCGACGTAAATCCCACGACAGGCGGGAAACCTTACGTTCGTGCCAGACGCGTTGACAGTATTTCCGCTTGCGTACGGCAAGCTAGAGGTCTGTCCGTAAATAGACCCAAATGCTCTGACGTCCATATCTAAGCTTTTATCAAAAACAGTCTAGCTCAACGCACGTTGTCACGCCGTACGTTCGTTCTCTTGAATAAGCCTATCTAGATACCAATCGCACTTTTTAAGATCTTCTACACCGTTCTTGTAGTCGGTGCGCCACAAATACTTGATACACGCACCGCGACAATAAGCCTTGAATCCATCGGAACCCAAAGCGGAATGGATCGCATCGATGCACTCGATGTCGCCTTGAGTGTAATGCGGTGGGTGATTTACCATATCGTCAGTACTAGGCCAGACGAGCGTACGCACTTCATCACCGGGCAAAGGCGTACCGCCAGATCCAATAGGCATGGTCGTCACTAGAAGCAAAGCCAGAATACCGCCCATATTGAAAAACACAAGCGCTCACTCGGATCTCGAATAAACGCCTTTTAGTTACAGGACAAATAAATTCTTGCACTCGATCAACTCAAATCTCTGATTTATAAGATCCTCTGTATATTTGGTATCGTCATGTTGAATCAAAGCATAATCAGGCACAACATACTGACCGTTCCGTTTTACCAAAGGGACGCAGCGACGGTGATCCAGACCGTCAGGAACCTCCTCAAAAGCTAGTCCCATAGAGCTTCTATCGGCAATTGGCCAGTTGCGGCACCCAACCCGTTCGTAGCTGCCGTGGGGATCAAAACTCTGCGAACGTATGTACTGGTCCGCCGTCCGCTGGCTCAAAATCATTGCACCGTAATACGGGTTTGAGACTTGCGAGAACAACTTAATGTCGTGATCGACAACCAAAACAACGGGACTCTTAAACCCACGCTCGCCCCAAATTTTCGGCGTCTCGGCAACTAATGAGTGCCTTAGGTGATTATCAAAAGCAATCTTTTTACCTTGCGCATACTCGTAGCGCACAAAACCGGGCTCAAGGTTATGAGGCTCAAGACGTTTCTCCCAAGCAACCCAGTAATTGAAGTGGTACTTACACAACAACATATCGTTCTCTTGATAAATATAGTAGTCATACTCCTTACGTAATGTCGCTAAAGCGAGGTCGTTCTTATGCGCCCAAGTCAGATACCAATCTGAGTATCCAGGCGATGCGACAACAACGTTGACTTGAATAGATTTACGAAACTGATCAAACAGAGTATCTAACTCACCTACAGCAGCTTGTGCTTCATAATTGATGTACACGTTCGCTGTAACGTCACAGTCAAACGCACAGTAATTAGAAAGCACCTTAAGTGTTGAGCCGATGCGCTTTAGCGGATTGTGAGCCGTGACCGCCAACCAGAGTTTCTTACGCATGTCAATACTCGATCGAGAAGTTCCCACGCCGCTGTAGGAATGTAATCAACCATGTGTAGGCATCGAGCATATCGTCATGAGACGTAGAACCCACGTTGATCAACTGCTCAAACAGCGCGTCAAACTTTCGATATCTGTTGAATGTAACTTTCTTGTTTTCCAGCAGACCCAACGTGCCCCTGAACCGCGCGATCTTGTCGCCCCTGAATCCTTTAACTTCGTGGATGTGGATGTTGCTGAGTCCACGCTCGTTCAAGAGGACGCGCCGAATGTCCGCTGCCAGCGACGCTTGATACGCAACCGACTCCACAACCAGCGTTACTGTAGAGTACGTAGGAAGATACGTGTCACCTTCCTTACCTAGGATACCCCACTCTAACAACATGTCACACAGTAGATCTATCTTCTCTAAGTTGCCGATAGAGCGGCACTGATGGGAATCAATGATGTAGTACTTGTCTTTGAGTCGACCGCCTAGCACGAAAGCTGTGTAGTCGCTGGTCTCGTTACGGCTCGCCGAAAGATCCACGCCCAGTGCCAACGTATCGAACTCAGTTACGACCTCGCCCTTAATCAAGAGATCCGGAGAGACAACCAGATCAGAAGTCATAACCGGCTGCTGCTGATATTGGAACGCAAAAGCGACCGGATCAAGCTCTTTCTGCTGCAGCAGATATTCTGTCGACCACTGCTCGGGCCAATAGCTCACAGGCTGCCCGTGGTCGTCATACGTAATAGCCTCCTGCACAACCTGCTTCCACCCCTTCTCAGGGACAAACATAGTTTTGTGAATATCTAAAGGGTGGAATCTCGTACCCAGACAAATAGAACGTCCGCCCTCAAAGATAATGGGAGCGATAACGCTACTCCAGTTATTATTTTGTTCCTCGCGAATAGCAGGGTTTCGAATATCTGTAGATGACTTAATAGGGTCATCAACTATACAGTTGCTAACAACAAACCCATTAGCAATAAAGTTATGATCGGGGTGTTCTGTCTCTAGATCGTAGACGTACTCCGACTCACAGCGAGTTCTTTCAACTCGGGAAACGGTGAGGGCCTGCCAGCCTTGTCCGTAATCTGATGATGCGCCACATGGCACTGTCGACACAAAGTAATCAAGTTCTCCAGAACGTTGTTGCTCTTGTCGTGATCGATGTGATGCGCACAAAGATTCGTTCGGGACGACTCTGAGCTTATAGCTGACTTCATCTCCTTCGTACCGCATCCGGCGCAAGTCAAATTGTCCCGATGTAGAACAATCTTCCGTAGCTTTTTGAAATCCCCGATGTAGTTCCCGTGCCGATAATTCGAGTTTCGGATACCAGTCATCTCTTGCGAGTGACCACGATCCGAGCAGACTTTTGAGCAATACTGAGTCAAGTGCGAAAGAGGGCGAAACACGTCCCCGCACTGAGGACAAATTTTCGGCCTCAACGTACGCTGAGCGTCCTTCGCACACTGCCGCGAACACGCCAACCTCTTGTGACCCGTCGATAGCCGCTGAGTCAGTCGAGACGACATCACTGAAAAGAAGTTCCCGCAGACGAAACACTTGATCTCTACTTCGAACTTCCCCAGCTTCGACCAGCACGTTGAGCAGATTCGCTGCGTATCCTTCTTCGTCCCCCCACAGCCCAAACAACGGGGAATCTGCCAACACGGCGGGTAATCCGACAAGGGTTTCCCCCCGATCAATATCTCCCGCCCGTTGATACCCTCGCGCTGACGTAAGGAAAGGGTGCTC